CACCACTGCGCCGACGCAGCGACAGGTTAAAAGCATTTTGTGGAAAGAAATCGCGACGCTTTTTGGCAAGTCGAAAAAACCACTCGGCGGCAAACTCGACACTACGCACTTGGCGCACGCGCCGAATTGGTTTGTGATGGGCTTCACCGCCGACGAATACGATCAAGATCGATTTCAAGGGCACCACGCGCCGCACGTGCTCGTGATCGTCGACGAAGCGAGCGGCGTTTCGGAAAACATTTATCTTGGAATCGACGGCGTGCTCGCAGCAGGAAACACCCATTTGCTGTCGATTGGAAACCCTACGCGAAGAAATTCTCACTTCGCGCGCACGTTCGAAACGAACGGCGTTTCGAAGTTTCACGTCAGCGCATTTGACACGCCGAACTTCACGACGTTCGGAATCACTGTCGAAGACATCGCTTCCGGCGAATGGAAAAACAAAATCGGCGACAACGAACTTCCCGCGCCCCACCTCGTTTCGCCTGCGTGGGTCGCGGATAAATACTTTAAGTGGGGTCCGACGCATCCGTTTTGGTTTGCGCGCGTGCTCGGCAAGTTTCCGCTGGCTGACGAAAACGCATTGATCGACCTCGCGTGGATCGAAGAGGCGCAGAATAGAACTCTTGAAGCGGACAATTCCGACGTGGTGCTAGGCGTCGACGTTGCACGCGAGGGCGACGACGAAAGCGCTGGCTATGTTCGACGCGGCGCAGTTCTGCGGCAGGCGTTCGTGTCGAAGAAAGAACACACAACCAGCACGACAGGCCGCGCGCTGCGTGCGATGGACGAAGAAAAAGCCGATCGGGCCTGCGTCGACGTTGTCGGCGTCGGCGCAGGAGTCTTCGATTCGCTGAACGAACAGCGACCAGGCAAAGCGCACGCCGTAAACTTCGGCGAAGCGGCGACAGATTCGAAGCGCTTCGCGAATCTCAAGGCCGAACTGTATTGGAAATTCCGCGTCGAAGCAGAAGCAGGAAACCTTGATCTCGACCCCGAGGACGAAGCATTCGCTGCGCAGGCCACAAGCGTTCGTTGGCTTGTCGACAGCAAAGGCCGAATTTTGATTGAGAAAAAGGAAGATATGAAAAAGCGAGGGCTTCCCAGCCCCGATCGCTTCGAAGCTGGCGTGTACACGTACTATTCACCGCCGCCGAAATCGGTGAGCAACTTCGTTCTGGTTTGAGCCTGGTTATTTTTCGCGTCGTGTGGTAACCCGAAGGCATGTCGGAGCTGTTCGACCTGAAGTCGTGGTGCAAAATGCACGGGATAAAAACCCGCATGAAGCGCAGCAGTTTTTGGGTGCGCGCGCTCGGGCGCATTTGTCGACCTTTTGACGGCGGGCTTTTCATGCGTCGCGTCACGACGATCGGCGACACGATTTGGCTGCCCGACAACTTCGCGCAGGAAAACTACGCCGCAGTTATGCGGCACGAACTTGTGCACGTGAAGCAGTTTCAAAAATTCGGTTGGTTTTTTATTCCGCTTTATCTGTTTTTTCCACTGCCGATTTTCTTTGCTTATTTTCGGTGGAAATTCGAGCGCGAGGCATACGCCGCCGAACTGCGTAGCATATTCGGCGAGCGCAAAGTTCCGCACGTGACTTTGATCTACATTGCGAACGCCCTGTCGGAACAGTACGCTAGACCTTGGCCGGTTAAGTGGATGATCGCCTGGTTCGAAAAAGAACTGAACGGAGCCTGAGCATGTTTGACAAAATCGTGGATCTCGCGTCGTCATTCGTTTTGACTAAAACAGAACGCGCGCTTGAGCCCCTCCCTTCGTCCGCTGCGGGTTCGGCGATGCTCGGCAAATCTGCGCCGCCTAAGCGCGGCTCGACGGAATTGGTTCTTGCGTATCGTTCGAACCCGTGGCTTCGTTCTGTTGTTTCGAAAATTTCGACTTCGGTTTCGACAGTGCAGTGGAAATTGTATCGCTCGACGTCGTCGCAAAAAAGCGTCGCGCGCGGCGTTGCGAAATCCATTTCGCGCGCAGTGAACGGCGAACGCGCGAAATCTATTGCACGCGCGTTGCAAGATGGTTCGTTGACACCCATTGACGATCACGCGTTGCTAGATTTCTTGTATGCAGGAAACCGACATTTGTCAGGCCAAGCGTGTTTGCAGGTGACGCAGTCTCATCTCGATTTGCTCGGCGAATCGTTCTGGATGATCGAACGTTTCGCCGACGGAAAACCCGCCGAATATTGGCCGATGCCGCCGCACTGGGTCAGCAAAATGGCGACGATCGAAAACCCCTTTTTCGAAATTCGAACGAAAAATGGAATGCTTCAAATCCCCGCCGACGACATAATTTATTTCAAACATCCCGATCCTGCCGACCCCTACGGTCGCGGCACCGGCATCGGCGAATCGTTGTCCGATGAACTGGACACCGACGAATACGCGTCGAAATATCTCAAATCATTTTTCTACAACAGCGCGCTTCCCGACGCTCTGATCAGCTTCAAAGGCGTGTCGGAAGAACAGTTGCTCAACGCGAAAGCGCGTTGGGAAAATAAATACCGCGGATCGTGGAACAGCCATCGCGCGCATTTTCACAATGGCGACGTCGACGTGAAAGTTCTTTCGCAGTCGTTCAAAGATCAAGAGTTGACGAAGCTGCGCGAAGCGGCGCGCGACACGACGATTCATACGTTCGGCGTACCGCCCGAAATTCTCGGCTTGCTTGAAAACAGCAATCGAGCGACGATCGATTCCGCCGAAGCGATCATGGCGAAGTTTGTCGTTTCGCCGCGGTTGGATTTTCTCTGTTCGTTTTTGCAAACGAAAGTCGTCGAACGCTACGACGAAACGCTAGTGCTCGGCTTCGTGTCGCCGATTCCAGAAGATCGCGAATACGAATTGAAAGTCGCGCAAGCAGCGCCATGGTCGCGTTCGCGCGCCGAGTGGCGAGAAATGCAGGGGCTCGCGTCGAACGGCGCAAGCGACGAGGTGTACCTAGTGCCGATCGGTCTTGTGCAGCAGGAAGTGGGATCAAGCGAATTGCCAGCAGCGCCGCAGCCCGTCGCGTCGACTGCGCCTGCGAAACACTTGTCGACGCAGCACAAAGCGGTGTCCGAAAAAGAAATCGAAAGCGTCGTCGATTCCCTTCGACCCGAGCGACTGAGCGACCCTGCGAAAAAATTATGGCCCAAAGAAATGAAAAAATGGGGTACGCAGGTTTTGAACGATCTCGGTTCGGACGTCGGCTTCAATTTGCTGAATCCGAAAATGGTCGATCACATGGCCGAATTTCTCGGCGATCGAATTACTGACATCAACGAAACGACGAAAGACAAACTGCGGGAAACGCTGATCGAAGGCGTGCGGGACGGTGAAGGGTACAAGGATTTGGCGGGACGCGTCGAAGATGTGTTCGGCGAAATTTCAGATTGGCGCGCCGAAACAATCGCACGAACAGAAACGCTACGCAGCGCGAACTTCGGAACGTATGAAGCGCAAACGATGTCGGGTCTAGTGCAGATTCGACAATGGGTCGCGACGCGAGACGATCGCGTGCGCGACGAACACTTGGCACTTGACGGAAAACAGTCGGCGATCGACGAACCTTTCGAAGTCGGTTCCTATTCGGCCATGATGCCGTGCGACTTCGGAGAACCTGGGATGGACATCAACTGTCGGTGCACAACGGTTGCGGTGATCGGTGAAGCGAAGGACACGCAAGCGCTCGACGCGGTGTGGAAAAAATTCGAAGACGACGTGCAGTCGTGGGAGAAAAAATCGATCGCGATGTTCAAGGCGGCGTTTTCGACGCAGCAGCGCGACGCTTTGAAGCAGCTCGCGAAGGTCGCGAAATAAGTTTGCGCCGATTGAAAAAATACTGGCGAAAGATTTTTCGACAGAAGGCGCAGCAGAAAGCGCTTCCAGAATCGTTTTCACTTCGAAAGTTTTTCACCTGCGACGCAGTGAAGCAGACCGAGGAAACGAACGCTCGGCAGCTCACTTTCACGATCAGCACCGCTTCGCCCGATCGTTACAAAGACGTGGTCGAACAAAACGGCTGGGACTTAACGAACTTCAACAAAGCAGGCGTCGTGCTTTGGGCACACAATTCGTTCGACCCGCCAGTCGCGAAACCGATCAAGACCTGGGTCGAAGACGGCAAGCTCAAGAGCATCGCAGAATTCCTCGACAAAGATTTCGCCGATCATTCGCACGTGAAATTTGCCGACATGATTTTCAAAATGTACAAGGCCGGAATTCTTCGTGCGACGTCTGTCGGTTTTCAGCCGACAGAATACACGTGGGACGAAGCGCGCGGCGGGTATAATTTCCTGCGTACCTATCCCGGCGAATCCCGAAGCGCTGCTTGAAGCGCAGTCGAAGGGGATCGACGTCAATCCGTTGAAGCACTGGGTCGCGCGCGAGCTTGACGATCCGAAAATTGGAAACTGGGTTTCGAAGTCCGATCTCGCTGTCGTGTATCACATGCTGCGAGATAGCACGACGATTTCGATCCCGTCAGGAATTGAATTCGCGAAGTCGATTTCGTCGACACAAGACCAACAAATCGAACGCCTCGCGAAACTCGTTGCCGTCGCTGTAGCAAAAGAACTCGCGCCTTTGACCCCCTCCAAAATTAAAGGCGCGATTTCTTACGCCACCGCGCACGACTCCGCGACACCTCTTGCCGATGCCGAAGTCGCGGACGCGACTGTCGACGATCTCAACATTAGGAGCGCTTGGGTCGACGAGGCAAACGCGACGGAAAAAAGCGCGTACAAGTTGCCGCATCACAAAGCAGGCGAAGATCACGCGTGCGTTTTCAAAGGCGTCGTCGCTGCAATGGCTGCGCTGAACGGCGCGCGTACCGAATTGCAAATTCCCGACGCAGATCGTCAAGCGGTGTACGATCACTTGGCTGCGCATTACAAAGACTTTGGACAGACTGCGCCAGAGCTTGTTTCGGCGGAATCCGAAACCGAAGTCGAAACAGAAACCGAAGCCGAAGACGTCGCAGAAACAGAAACGTCGAAGCAGTTAGCGAAGCTCGTTGCGAAGGCGAGTCGGGTGGTCGCGAAAGCGGGCCGCGTGCT